GGTCTTTCGCCTGTTGGGCCTGTGTCAATGATTCAGTAACATCATTTACCTTGAAATCCCTCGGATATTCGCACTTATAATTTACATGATCATTGCTCCACAATTTGTAGAGTTCAATGATATCCTTCTCAGCCTCTTCGCATTGAACAGAGAAATCAGATAATCGCTGATTAGTTCGCTCGAAATCCCATTGCTTTGCAACACCGCTCTTGGCTTGCTGCACACCGATTACAGAGTCAATGCCACTCATTCGATACATTTCGTTGATGAGTTTATCAATCTGAGCCATCAACACCTCTGCCGGCCCTTTATCCGGTGCAATATAATCCGGAGCCTTATTTGACTCTGCCGGATAACCTAACAAATTATCTGTGCCGATAGTTATATCTTGCAATCCATTGTGGTCAACAGGCATTGTGAGGATTGAGAATGTTTGATTGTAGAGGATTTGAGATAACAATGAACCCAAATTATACACATGAGCATTTGTTTTCGCTATAGATAGGAACTCCGGTGGCGGCAGCATATCAATCTTTCGAGATGCTCGACCGAACCATTGAACGATTGGGATTCTGCCAATATTATGTTCGCCACTAGCTATGACCTTGCCACCCAACTCCTTAATCACCCAAGAATTAGGTGTCCATGTGTGCATCCGTGTAATCTTGGAGCCATCGGAGTTGAACAAATTGGATGTATAAGAGAAGGATTTCAACTTCCCACTATCATCAAATTCGTAGTTTGCCACATTCTTTGGCTCAACAGCTGTGAGATATGGCATATTTCTGCTCGATAAGTTATCGGCTAGTGTTTCACCGAACTCGCTCACATTGTCTACAACGATATACATCACACCATACAACTTGGCCATTGTGGCATTTTGTCTGATGAACTCTTGCATCGTAGTGCCTTGCCGGTCTACATTGTGAAGGAACTCATCGAACATTTGGGATTTATTGTATTCCCTTTTAATATCATCCTTGAATATCGGATCTACAGAGGCATTCAAGATTGGGCCTGTGTAGTTTAGATAGTAGGCAATACTTCGTCTAAATTGAATAGACTGCGAACTCTCACGAGTGTGGGCCGTGATTGCACTACCATTGGCGAACATACCACTTCCATAATATGCATCATGCAGCAGTTCATATTCGCCACTTCTTGAATTAGAAAATTCTGTTGCCATTCAATATCCTTTCTAATTAATATTAATCCGGCCGCTCTTGATTTGCGGTGCATTAATCTTCTCGGCAATACCCGTTAGGGAATCCGGAGCATCATCATGAGCATTCTTACCTTCTCTTTGGTATTTCATTACATCGCTCGCAAATTGAGGCCATCTATCTCGCCAATTACGAGGGAAATATATATGATTCATCACCCATGTGGCATTGGATTGAATGCGAGCAATCTTATTGCCACTTTGGTGGAATGCATTTATAGAACATTTGTTCGAATTGTATTTATTGAGCAATATCTCACGCACATTGCGACTGAACCCTCGCCCACCATTATTGGACTCGATATCAGCCACATTCACATTGTTGCGATATAACATATCAGCTACTGCCGGCTCCGTGATTTCCATCGAATCCTTTGTGTATATGATATCTAGGACATAGGCCTCATTGTTATATGCACCATATGTGATGCTCGATAGATAATCGCTGCCGGTGTCTGCTGTATCTGTGTAGTTCTTAATACAAGAGAATACAGGATTGCCATTCATATCCATAGGAATCTCATCATAAGTGAGAATTTGAGGATATAGGCAGCCTTTCAAATCGATAGGCACTTGCTGATAGTTAGCACTTGCGATATCTTCACCCATCGCCCTCACCTTAGATTCGTAAGATGCTTTAGATAGGATTTCTTCACATAGCATCGAGCCATCATCTTGCAATGCTTTCATTGTGATTACTTTTGCTTTAAACAATGGATCATCCTTAAAATGCTCGATTGCCCTTCCGGCCAAGTCATCAGATGCCCATCGTGTCATGATGATAATTATCTTGCCGCCTTCTTCTAAGCGTGAAAGCATCGTATTAGTGAACCAATCCCAATGCCCTTCCTTGATGTTGGCATTATAGGCCTCTTCACTATTCTTGATAATGTCATCGATAATCATGAGGGAACAGCCGAAACCGGTTGCAGTGCCGGTTGGCGATGTAGCTAGATAAGAGTTATTCTGACCTTCTAGGCTCCACAAATGAGCCTGTGCATCACCTACAGCCACTTTAGTAAATGGGAATATATCCGAGAATACTGTGATATCATCATCAGCCTTTGCCTCTTGAATGGAGTTCCTAACAGATTTACTGAACATTTTGGATAGTGTTTCATTGTATGAGCCTGTCATTATCTTTGCCGATGGGTTATTCCCTATATGCCATTTAGTTAGCATCTGCGCTGTTCTACTCTTGCCATGTCGAGGTGGCAGATTCATGATCAGCACATTATATTCATCGCCCTCTATGAAGGACTGCAACTCATTACACAACTCAACGAGATAAACTCTATCCTTCCGATAGAAATCACCGGCCATAAGATGGCAAAAATAAAAGAACTCCCTTCTTGCGAGTTCCTTCTTTGCTGCTTGTATAATCTTTTCCTTATTCATCATCAATCAGCGCCTTTATATCAGCTGTATCGATTCCATCAAACGGATTATTCACTTCGATATTAGCATCGACTTTCTTAGAATCTCGCCACACTTCCGGTTTGCGGTTCTTTAGCCAAAAGATTAAGGATGTAGGGTTTGGAGCCATGTCCTTTGTTACCCTCTTAACTTCCACAATCTCGCTCTTGCCACTTGCCTCATCATCGATTCTCACGCTTGTAACTTCATCATAGCGATATCCTAATGCACTTTTCAGCAATGCATTTTCAACAATGATATCAACTACTTCCTTGCCTCTTTTAATGGCATCGTTAAACTTAGGGTATCTCTTCTTCCATTCATAGAGAGTGCCTATGTGAATGCCTATATTGTGAGCAATCTGAACATCGGTCAATCCATCTCTTGCCCACCCCTCTAACCGAAGAAGGTTATCCTCTTCAAGCCATTTCTTATATAGTCCTTTTCGACCTGTTTCATATGTCTTTTTCTCCTTCACACACTCACCCCCATTCATGGAAATATGTAATTGAACGCAAAAATACCCCATATCGGCGGTTGTAACCGATACAGGGTATCTTCGCAGTATGTGTCGTTAAGAAAGGAGGATATAAATGAAACGTGTAATTCACCTATCACCAATAACATTATAACTCTATTCAAAAGAGGTGTATATGAACACTTTTTGAAAGATTTCTATTGCATACAATCTTTTATAAAGCATAGGCTCCGAAGAAGTAAATGGCTAAATCCTCAGTTGCTGCATTCAACCAATTATAAACATTCCTCTCGCTCGTGCCACGCTTTTCAGCGATTTCAGAGATGCTCAGACTATCGATATACCTATCATGCACACAATCATAATATGGTCTATCCATTTTGATGCAGTATTCTTTGTACACCTTCATCATCTCATCGATATGGTAAATAATGAGTTCAGTTCTTCGCTTGCTCGCTAGAATCGACTCTATTTGAAGGAATCCCTTGCGATTGAACACTTCATATAGTACCGCTTGCAAGTCTGATGGTGTGAGTGTTTCTTCACTCTTGGCGATTGCATTCATACAATGCTGTTTCATCGCCACATATCCCTCTAGCAGCACAACTGTATTTTTGACCGCCTTCTCATTGCGTTTGGCCAACACATCCTCATTATGCTTTCGATATACCTCGATTGCTGTCTGTGTTGCCACCTTCACAATCTTTGATAGTTCTTCATCTGATATTTTAAAAGGTTCCGGTTCCGGTGGTTTAATATATCCCATTCATTCACCCCCAAATCAGATGCACACCATAGCTGAATAGCAATATCATAGCCAATACACCCACAATGCTCGCAATAAGCATAAACACCATAACCATTGTACTAATTCGATTCACCATTTTATGGTGATCACTTATTTGTTTCTCAGTCAAATTCTTCACTCCCTACTAGCACCGGCCTTCCATTACTCTTCACCTTATATTCGAGTTCCCTTATCAATCTAACCCCATCAGGCACTCGACCATTTCTGAGCAGCCATTGGAGTGCCAACCGGTTCATGCCGGCATCTAACTCCTCACGCTCTTTTGATGTAATCATCTTTACAACTTTAGTGTCGCACAATTCATCTCTCGCCTGTTCCTCGATAGTTTCGATTAATTCCTTGCTCACGTTTGAAACATTAGGGAACCATTGATGACACTCAGCCAAATAGAATGTATCTCGCCCACACCTTTTGGCCATTTTAAGTCCGGCCTCTTTAGCTTTCGCAAGACCTATAATCTCTTTATCCCTAGTCCATTCAACGCAGCCACAATCAAGATATGGCACATATGTGGTATTCATGGCGCACCACCTTCCGCCAATCTAATCTCGTAAGCCTTAGCCACAGTATTGCAGACAGCATCTTTTACATCCTTGCTCCACGAAGTTCTTCCGCCTGTGTATACATAAGCATCTCCATTCTCGTATTTGGCAAAATGAAGTGGATACCATATCCCACCATCATATAATTTTGCATATACAGATGTATCAGTTGCGACCTTGCTCCAATCTGTGATGCCTAGATATTTGCCGATATCAAGAAAATTCGGTTCATTAAAATCCGGCAGCATCTCTGATACAGCATCAAGTCGATGGTATTCATCACGCAATAATGCGGAACCATCTTCTTGTTGCTCCGGTTTTTTCTCCACACCTACATAACCAAATATATCTCCTAGATAAACTATATATTTGATTCCTTTGTCATACAGTTGTTTAAGCAGCCACTCTCTGCCTTCTCGATTTGATATCATACTAACCCCCTAGTGTTGGACATTCACATTCCCATGTGTAATCATCATATTCACGCACATTATAAAGAACTTCATCGCCATTCGAGTTATATTCAAACTCTTCTGCGAACTCCATTCCACGCTCATAACATTTCCCTCTGATATCTAACCCATATTTCTTAGCAAATTCCGGATATCCTTGCCCTGTAACATTCCATGCATGATTTATCTTAACAATAAAAACACCAACACCAACATCATTCAAACACACGCAATCATTTGCATACTCGATGGCATCATTATCAATATACGATCTCCGCAATGAAGGTAAGAATATATATTTCGCCGGAATATTTGGAGTCAATTCATTGTAATCCTCATTAAATACCGGATTCGCTCCATTGAACTCAGATTGAATAAAATTAATCAGATTTTCTTTTGGGCCTCTAAACTTAACCCAACCTTCACACCAATTTGGCATTTATATCACCTCTATTTCAAATGTACTCGCAGCAATCTTTCAACTTTTCTTAGATGAGGGATAGGATTATTTACATATATGATGGAAATAATATCACTTGCCTCATACACTCTGTATATATCACGTTCCTTCAACCTTATAAATGTGCGATAATGCCTTTCATC